GCCCGTGCGAAAGCATGACCACTGCTTGCGGCTGCGAAGTACCTCACGCCTGCGACTGGTGCTGTGGAAGCGGTTGGTTAACGCGACACGTCAAGACGATCAAAGATCAGCAGTCGGAACCGAGCAGCACACCATAAAGACGTTTATCAGCAAGTGAAAGGTTTGAGATGCAAAAACAGACAGTAACAACGCCAAACGGAATTGTCGCTCTATGGTGGAGGGAAATAAAACCCGTTGCCATACCTCAAACTATCGAGCCTGAAGCAACCGTGAGCGTTGAATACATATTCTCAGTACAGATCGAATTTGCTCACTACAATCGAAGATCAAATTTTGTCATAGTTAGAGCCGACACACTAGAAGGCGCATTGCTAAAAGCTGATAACTATGCCCGTGAAAATCCGCATGGGCCAGCTTGACCACACCAGAAAACACGTTATCGTTCGTTGAAAGGATTTTAGATGAACTTACAATCAATGATCCGACTGGCAAATAGTCAAAATGATTGGCGCAATGTTATGCGTCGTCTTGAGAAACATTTTGAGCAAATGGATACACGTCTGAAATCAGCGCTCAAACACCCCAACGACATAGAATATGAATTCGATGTCGTTGCTGAGATGACGGCGCAAATGAAAGAGCAAATCAGTGAAGGGTTACGGCTTCAGATTGACGATGACAAGCTCATTGATGAACTGAATGAGATACAGCGCAATCTAGACAATACATAAACGAGCTTATCGAAAGGTGAAATAATGAACGAAGTTTGCTTGAACGCAGTCAAATTTGTACCAACGCGATTGGATGAACCACATCCGATCTATGCAAACAAGATTGTTACACCAGATGGCAATACAGTAATGATGTGGCACGAAATGCGCCCTCAGACGGGAAATATAGCTCACTGGTCGATCCTATCCCAACCAGAGATAGGTGATCCCATCCCAATGGAGACAATCTGGATTGCTAGTATCGAATGGCGTATTTCAGCGAATAGCGAATCGTACTGGATGAGAGTTGAAGCTCCCACTGAGAAATTACTCGTCCGTTATGCTGACATCGCCATAATTCGTATCAACACATACTGTGAGTATATGCGCGATGAAGCCGAGCCTAATTCCGGTGAATATAAGGAACAGCGTACCGATTGGCCTGAAAGTCAGCATAGTGAATATATGAACGTCAAAAAGCGGTTATCACCGAATGATTTTAGAGATATGTATTTGAATAAATGGATTCCGCCTGAAGAGTAACCAGGTTCCCAGAAACATTATTATCCTCACCTGAGGATTGCCGATAAGTCGAGTGAAAGCCGTCATCATCAAGATGATGGCTTTTTTGATTCTGGTGGTGGTAAACCGGGAGGTTTATCGGGATGAGTGAACAACTGCATGTGCAGATCAGCGAGCTTCAGGGCTACCAGCCGAGCGTTCCCCTGGCGGAGGGCGTGGATTATAACGCGCTGATCGCTGGTGATAACGATCCGCTGTTTTTGACGCTGCCATTGTTGGAGGCTGGCGCAGTTTCCGGGAATGGGAAGGAGTATGGCATCGACGCGGTGCAATCGCTGGTGGAGCAGATCAACCTCAATAAACCGGGAGGCATTAAAGGCCACATGACGCTGCAAGAACGGGCGACACGGTTCGATCTGCCGAGCCTGATGTGGGTGGGTGCGACCCTCCACGAAGGGAAGGCCTGGGGCAAAGCGTATATCCCACGTTACGCGGCTGACGTGCGGGAGTATGTACTGAAGTCTAAGGCGCGGCGGGCGAAGGTTGCGACCTCGATTTACGGCTCGGCTGTGATGGAAGGGAAGCGAGCACGCGATATTCAGATCGAAACGATTGACCTAGCAGACCCGGCACGGGCCGGGGTCAAGGCGGCGGTGGCGGAGCCGATCATCACGAGTGAAATGAACAACTTAGAAATTCAGGAGGGCGAGATGCCTGAGAACAGTGAACTTATCGCTGAACTGACTAATTCGCGCAGTCGCATCCAGGAGCAACTGGACGCATCACGCGAGCAGATCAGTGAATTGACGCAGCGGGTCTCTCTGCTGGAGCAGCATGAGACGACAGTGAACGCCCTGCGCGAACGTATCCCGGAAGGGGATATTGTGCAGCAGGTGAGCGAAATGCAGACCGCATTTGCCGAGGTGCGGCGGGTGCGCTTGCATGAGCAGATCGCGGAAGCGGTGACGACTGCGCTGGGTGATATTGCCCAGAATGAACGCGGTGCGCAGCTCATCCGCGAGATGGTTGGCGCGGTGGACAGCCCGCAAGCGGCGACTGCACGGGTGCAGGAGCTGATCCAGCGGGATTATGTGCAGGATATGCTGCACGCTGTTGTGATGGAGCAGGCCGGGCCGAGTGCGCTGGTGGGCGGTAAGGGTGCGACGGCGAACTGGACGGATCAGATCGTCGCGGACGCTGAGAAACACGCTGCTGCATTAGGGATCAATAGCCAATAGGGGACTGTCGCTTGCGATAAGTCCTTTTATGGAAGGCTGAGGAAAGAGAGATCGAGATGGCAGATTTAGTTTTTACGAAAGAAAACATCCGGGCGAAGGACAGCTTCACCATTGTCGATCCCTATCCGGCGGAAGCTGCGCTGGAACTGGGTGAGACGGTTGAAGCCCTGGGAACGGGCACTGTCCAGAAAACGCCTGATGATTCCGGTGGGGCGGGCGGCATTGTTGTCTCCTGCGAGAACCGTGGTGCGACGGCTGCGGCTGGCGAGATGGTCGGCGTGGCGACGTTCGGGGATGTGGTCGGGTTCGAGGATTTGGTTCCTGGCAATCTGTACTACCTGAGTGCGAATGCGGGGAACATCGCCGACACGGGTAGTGTGGCAATCGGTTATGCGGTTGATACGCAGACCCTGCGCGTTATGCCCGCGTTAGCGGATCGTCCGTCTGCTTAGGCCGGGCGAATTGACTGAGGAGGAATAAATCTCATGGCAGGAATTTTAGGGCCGCGTGCAGCGGTTGATGCAGTAGGCCTCCCGACTGGGCTGGATGGCAGTCGTATCTTCGCGTTCCAAATGCGGAACAGAAAGACAGTGGGGCAAGTGGTGGCAGAGACAGCCGCCGCCATAGGTGTGGTTAATCAGCAGATCAATGCAAAATTCGGGGCATTCATGTACTTCACCGATAGCCCGTATGCCTACTACCAGGCAGGCACCGGTGGAGGACGGCGTGAGACTCCGATCAAGGTTGAGTTCAGCCAGGCGAAAGGTGTGCGATCCGCTGAGGGTGGGCATATGCTTCCGCTGGTTGATTTTGAGGATGCGCTGGCATGGTCACAGCTTTATCTGCGCGATGCGCGGGATGCTCAGTTGTCATCTGACGTGAATCTGATCGTGGAGAGCTGGCGGAATCGCGTGAATGGCGATTTCTATCGTCGCATCCTGACGGATAACGAAAACGTGATCGGCGGGGGTTATGACGTGCCGTGGGCGATTGGCACGGGTGTAAGTGTGCCATATATTCCACAGCAGTACGGGACATATGCGCATGACGATACTCATACGCATTTTCTGGCGACGGCGAACACGGCGAGCAGTGATTACAACACGCAGCTCGAAACTGCGATTGAACACCTGATCCATCACGGGATGATGGGGCCGTTTACGTTGCTGACGAGCCGGGCTGATGTCCTGAAATATGACATCGCCAAGAAGTTTGTTCGTCTGCTTCCAAACGGTGTTCAGGCGGTTGGGGGGAACAGTGATTCTCCTGTGCTGGTGAGCCAGCAGGATCTGACGGGTGCGCCGGGTGAGGTGTTCGGTTACTTCATCAGCAACCTGGGCACGGTTGTGATCCTGCGGAATGATCCGTTTATCCCGACTGGATACGCATGGTTGGGTAAATCTTTTGGGATGAACAATCCGATGAACCCGGTGGCACTGCGGGTTCACCCGGATACGGCTTTCGGGCTGCGGCTTGATCCGAAGGGCAACGGTTCATTGACGAACCCGGAACTGGAAAAAATCCTGGTGATGGGTACGCATGGCGTGGGCGTTAACAATCGTCTGGGCGGTGTGGCGATGCACTGGGGTAACGCAAGCTGGACTGATCCGACCTTCTAGGCAGGTTGACATAATGACCCTTATCGACAGTTGGGGGCGGGCCGATGGCTCGCCCCAACGGGCAATGAACTTCTTCAATAGCTGCGGGTGTAATCCGTACACCGGGTATGGGCGGCTGGAGCTTGGGCTGGCGAAGGCGCTGGTCAAGCTGCGTGTCGGCTTCAATACCTGCTGGGTGGGGACTGAGCGGCGAATGCTGCCTGATCCCGATCTGCCGACGCTAGTGACGGGGTTTGCTGAGTGGCTGGAAGACGAGAGCATCGCCGGGACGCGCAAATGGATTTTGACGCAGAGCGAATCCACCAGAGTGAGCCAGGGGTGGGTTGACCTCATCAATGCTCATGCGGAGGGTGTGTTCGTCACTAATCCCGATCTGGTGGACATCTACCGGAATAGTGGGGTGGTGAGGCCGGTCGTCTGCGCGGGGCATGGGATTGAGCTGACGCATCCGGTGCAGGCTGCCGGGTGGGATGGCGAGAGCCGGTTCGAGTGGCTGACGTACAGCTATGGCGATCTGCGCAAGGGTGCGGAACTGGCGATCATGGCGTTTAAGCGATTGTTCCAGGGCGATGAGGGGCATCACCTGACGATCAAGGCGCGGGATCATGATGCGATGTGGTTGAACGGATTGAAAGACCCACAGATCACGGTAGTGCGTGGGCAGCAGAGCGAATCCGAATGGATGGGTCTGCTGGCGCGATCCCATGCGTTTTTGTTCCCCAGCCGGGCGGAGGGCTTCGGTATGCCTCCGCGCGAGGCGACGCTGGCAGGACTGCCAACGATTGCGACGGAATGGCTGGGGATGGCGGATGTGGTGTGCTGGGGTTTCCCGCTGAAGTACACGATGCGGCGCTGCCACTACGACACGTATGCGGCGAACGCAAAGGGCGCGTTGTGGTCGGAGCCTGATCTGGATCACCTGATGAGGCAGATGCAGTGGATTTATACACACTACGGTGAGGCAGTGTCACAGGCGGTCAAAGGCGCAAGATACCTGAAAATGAATAACCGCTGGGATGATGTGGCGGGCCGGATTGTGGAGGTGATGTTCGCATGAGCTTAGTCCCAACTGATGACCAGATCAACGATCTCTACGCGGATATTGGCGATGTGGATAAAAACACATTCACGCCGGACGAGTTGATTCGTATCTGGGGGCGGGTGAGTGCGGCCTCTAATGAGGTTCAGCAGCACGAGGCTTCTTTAGCGATGATGGCGCGGCAGCTGATGGCGCAATCCAGCAAATTAGTGAATTACCGGGCCGGGGCGGTGAGCGAGAGTCGCTCCGACATTATGAAACATCTGAAGATGCTGTATGACCTGTACAAACCGTCGCTCGATGCGGCGCTGGGGACGGGCAGGCAGTTTGCGAAGAGCGCGATCCGCCCGAAGCCGCGACAGGATCGGACGTATCCGAGTGGTGAGGAGCAGTGCTGATGCCCAATCTCTCCAACTGGTTGAATGATACGCAAACCGGATTGTCTCTTGACCTGGCGAATATGCGGAACCGCGATGTGGTTGAGATTGCACTGGTGCGCGGTGCAACGACGCTGGATGCCCAGTGTGTGCGGGTTGTTCCGGTGAACCTGGGCAGCTTGCAGGGCGAGACTGCCGGGAACAATGTGCCTACTCAGATGGGTGTAGCACTCATTGGCGCGGCGAACCTGAACATCAAGAAGGGCGATCTTTTTTCGTTTCGCTCAGGTCGCTATAAGGTGATTTCTGTGATGCTGGCGGTGCAGGGTCATGTGCAGGCGACAGCGGAAGGGACACAATAATGGCGCGTCGTGGCACAAGAATCGAGTGGACGGGGACGGCACAGCAGCGGCAGGCGATGGCGCAGTATGGCGTTCAGGTGCGGCAGGCTGTGATCCGCGTGGGGAACTACTGGGCGGCGGTGATTGAGGCAGAAGCCAAACGCCGGGCCACCTGGCAGGATCGCACGAGTAATGCGCGTCAGGCGCTGCGGGCCTACGTCAACAGCTCTGCACCGGAGAAGTTCGGGGCGGGGCAGTATGGTTATCCCAATCCGAACGATCTGGCGCGGGACACGGTGGCGCTGTACCTCTCCCACGGGATGGAGTATGGCATCCACCTAGAGACGAAATATCAGGGACGGTACGCGATCATCATGCCGACATTGCAACGACATTATCCGATGATTTCCAAAATGCTGCGGGAGATTTTTGGGCGATGAGCATCCGTACTGATCTGCGGGAGACGCTGGAAGGGGACGCGACGCTGGTAGCGATCCTGACGGGTGGCATCTATGACGCGAGTGAGCTGCCGCAGGATGGATTGACACCGGAAGCTGCACCGGGTGCATACGCGGCTAATGGCGTGACGCTGAAGCCGTGCGCGGTGCTGCGCTTCCGCAATATGAATGAGACGGAGATCGTCGGGAACTCCAGGCGGCGGTTCTTCGAAATCTACTTTTACCAACACGTGGGGCAGGCACAGATTGACATTGCGCAGGCACGATGCCGGGCGCTGCTGCATCCACATAAACAATTTACGACGAGCAGCGATCAGTTTTACTACACCACCTGGGTAGACGATCTAGGTGATCTGGTGGCTGATGAATTGAACGGCGCGGCGATGAGTTTCAGCCGCTACTACATAGATTATTTCGAGGTGTAATATGAGTGACAATATCAATCCCTATAGCCTCTATGAGGTGGTGGTGGCAGGAACCAATGCTGAGGCGACCAGCTATGAAGATGTGATCGCGCTGTATAAGGACCAGATGTTCACAGTGACGCCGATTCATGATACGGATCAGCAGCGGGACAGCGGGAAGGTGACGAGCAGCCTGAGTATCCCGACGCATGGTGAGGTGACGATCCAGAGCGGTGGTATTCCGTTCGAGGCAGCAATCATGATGATGGGCGCAAGCTCCAGCACAAGCGGGGCGGTGGTGACAATTGACCCGGAGGCGGGTGTGAATCGCCCGTATTTTGGCGCGATTGGTGTGGCCCCGACTGAGGACGGGCGTTATGTGGCGGGTGGGGTGCATAAGGTACAGCTCCAGGCTGACCCTGTGATTAACTTCGACGGGACAACTAATGCCTGGATTACGCAGGAAATGAGCGGTCTGGCCCTGGTGAAAAAATCGGTAGGCAGATTTCAGCGCTTCAAAATCTACGACACGCTGGCGGACTGGGAAGCGGATAAACCATCTGATGGGACTGAGTTCCTGGCGTGGTTTGCATAGTTAAATTGAGCGAGGGCGAGTCGATGCCTCGCCCTTACATGAGGTAAGACGATGACAGAATTGCAGATTACCCCGGCACACGAGTTCAAGGCGGAGCCTCATCTGGTGAGACTGCCGAGCCAGCGCGTGATTGAGGTGAAGGAAGTTGACCTGGTGGGACTGATTGCTACCTCCGCCGAGGATGTGCCGGACTTCATCAGCGGGATGGTGCTGAATGGGTTGATGGGTAACAAATCAAAAGCAACCCACATTGACAAATCGAGTGTGAAGGATTTGTTCGGCTTCACCAATACGATGATCCGGGCGGCGGTGGTGCGCCCAACGGTAGTTCCCTCCGGTGCGGATTATGACAAGGGGGAGATTAACCTGGACGATTTATCTACCGATGACAAGATCGCTATCTTCAACCTCGTGATGCCCCAGGAGGCGGGCATCGCAAGGACGTTTCGCCAAAGGGTCGAAAAGACAAATCTGGCAAATGTACGAAATAGCAAAAGTGACGGCGACCAGACCGAGCGAGATACTGGGGCTGCGTAATACGTGGGTGGCCTACTGCTTTGACCGGGGGATTGTGAGCTTCGGCAGGTATACAGAAAGTAAGTTATCGCTACGTGATAAAAAGGGCAAGCCGAGGTATCGGCTGGAACAACTGCTGGCTGATCCACCGAAGCCGGGCGAACGCAAGGTCATGAGCATGCAGCAGATGATGGCGCTGGGTGTGCCGGTGAAGGTGAAAATGCCGGAGGCGATCCACTGAGCATTGCCGTTAATTTGATTGAGGGCTGTCACCATTAAAGTGACAGCTTTTTTTGATTCTGGATGCGGCGAATGACAAGTGGTATAGGCGGGTACAACCTGGGGAACGCCTTCGGGCGGATTGTCATCACGGATAACGTTGACGATGCGGTGAACAGCGCACAGCGGTCTTTTGATCGCGGTTTGCGCGGCATCGGGCAGAGTATGCAGAGCTTTGGCGATTCGATGACCGGGCTGGGCACACGACTGACCCTGCTGACGGCTCCGCTAACGGCGTTTGGGGTGCAGGGCATCCGCACGGCGATGAACTTTGAAACCGCGATGGCGGAGATCAGCGCACGGACGGGGCTGGTGGGGGATGATCTGGACGCAATTGCCCAAGCGGCGAAGGACATGGGCGCGGCGACGGTGTTCAGCTCTCAAGATGCGGCGAATGCTTTCCTTCAGTTGCTTTCCTCCGGGCAATCCGCTGAAGAGGCGCTGGCGACGCTGCCGCACGTGCTCACGGCTGCGGCTGCTGGTGGCATGGATTTAGGACGAACGGCTGATGGTGTTACTGACATCATGGCGGCCTTCAACCTGGAAGTTGAAGAAGCTGCAAGCATTGTTGATTCGATGTCAAGAGCTTCCGCTTCTTCCTCTGCCGATATGGGGCAGTTGCAGGATGCGTTTGCCAATGTGGGCGGTGTTGCCTCACAGTTTGGCCTTTCGGTTGATGAAACGGCGGCGATCTTTGCGGTTTTTGCAGAGAACGGGAAGAAAGGGGCGGAAGCTGGGACGCAGTTGAAATCCATGCTGCTGAATATGACACGTCCTGTCGATGGTGTTCAGGGCGCATGGAAAGACCTGGGCATTAGTGTCTACGATACAGAGGGGAACATCCGCGATATTGCTTCAATCATGGATGACCTGCGTACAGTCATGAACTCCGGGGAATTTACCGAGCAGGAATTAAATGATCGCCTCATCACCATTGGCGGCAGCTACGGCATTTTAGGGCTGACTGCATTAGCCACCGGGGACTCGATGGAGGATATGCAGGAGTTGATGGCGGGGCAGACAGATGCCGCTACGGTGGCGGCGGCGCGGATGGACACGTTTGCAGGGGCAACAGAGAGCTTGAAGGGGTCGATTGAGACGCTGCAAATTCAGGTATTGACCCCGTTTATGAATGACGTGCTTAAGCCTTTGGTGGTGCGGGCTATTGAGATTGTCAACGGCTTCACGGCGTGGGCTGACGCGAACCCGGAATTAACAAAAACGATTGTGAAAGTTGGGGCGGCGCTGATTGTGCTTGGCCCGGCTCTGGTCGCAACGGGTATTGCGATCAGTACGATGGGAATTGCAATAAGTGCACTAGCAAGCCCAATAGTGCTAGCCATCGGGGCTGTGAGCGCGCTCGGTGCAGCTTGGATAAACAACTTTATGGGTATCCAAGATCGTGTCTTGCCCGTTATTGACGCGGTGCGCGATACCGTAATGGGCTTTGTTGACGAGTTGAGGCCGCTCACAAATGAATTAGGCATCTTCTTCAAACGGATGTTCAGCCAAATTGACGTAGGAAAGATGCTTCAAGTTGGTCAAACGATGCTGGCGATGACTAATCCCATAGGGCAGATCAGCCTCGTGCTGAAAGCGATGGGAGTCAACTTCGGTGCAATCCTCGGTGGTGTGATCGATGGGCTGACAACCTTCTTTGCAACGATCAATGAGGGTGGCTCGGTGTTTGATGGGATGCGGGCAGTATTCGGAGATTCCGCGATCTGGGCAACGCTCCAGGATGGGTTAAACCGGATTGTGGTTTTCGTTCAGGAT